AAATATACCATTTTGTATATTTGACTTATGAAAGTAAGATTGTTCTCCATCTAAATATGCCCAGTTTAGAACTGAATTATATGTTGGTAGAGGGTAAATATCTTGACCTGGTGTCTCTTCTTGATACACGTATAGTGATACTATCTCTTTACAATCATAAGTGTATCTAACGTATTCTTTTACATCAATCATACCTCTTGACCAGTCTTGTGAATAAACAAACTTAGACATAAAGGCATCATTTCTAATAGTTGCTGGGTCTAATCTTCTAAACTTAACAATTTTATCACCTCTTCTTGTTACTTCAACCGTAACTCTTCTGTGCATTACAAAATCCTTTGTGATTACTTTAGCAAGTTTAGGAAACTTATTTGACTTTTCAAAGGCCATTTGTTCTACCTTTGCTTGTCCTGATATATTTTCATCTAACCATCTATAACCACCACCAATAATTGCGTTTGATGTAAAGTCGATACAGGCTCCGTGAATAGGAGATGTATAGTATAGTTGATTTAGTAATTGTGGGTATAGGTTATCATTTCCAAATCTAACGATATTATTTTGTGTATAATATCTATTGATATATGGTGTTGATAAGTCTTGACCTCCTACCTTTAAAAAAGGTGTTGAGAACGCAAAGTTTCCTAATGTACTCCCTGTTTGTTGTGTGATTGGTTCAGGTGTCTTAGCACCGAATTCAAATCCAAATATTTTCATAATTTATAATTTATTTATATACTTCATTAGGGTCAACGACCTCAATAGGTGTCCCTTCATAAACAGGTTCAGTTGTAGTTTGACCCTGAACAACCACTCTTCCAGTTTGTATTGAACCACTTATCTTTGCTGGTGGCTCTACATTTGGATTTGAGAATGTTCCCCAGTCAGCATCACTAACCCATACATTGTACTCCCATTGTCCTAATTCAAGTTTAATTGTATCAACTTCTTCGTCATCACTTTCTGTTACTTCAAATAATGAATATCTATTACAAGCAGAACTAATGTCTGATGCTGTAAAATAAATATAATAATCATCACTTGTCCCTTCATATTGAAATGAGAATAGAAAATATGTCTCACTACTTTCCAATTGAGGAAATTCTAAGGCGAATCTGTTTGTTGAATTTTTGTTTATTAAAATCATATTTATAATTTTATTTCATAAAAAAAGGTGGTGATATCGAACCACCACCTTTCTATATTATTTTCTGTGTCTATTATAGAGTAGAACCGTCAGCAATAAAGTTAGTTGCTTGAGCAGTAGAGAGAACTCTAGCGAACTCAGCAGTTTCACCCATTAATGTTACCGTGTATTTAGAACCGTCAGCCTTAGCTGTTCCAGAACCATCTCCAACTGCACTTAATTGTAAGTCGTTGAATACCCAGTAAATTCCATTAGAGTCAAGAACCAAAGCACCTAAGTATCTTTGTCCTTCACCCAATACTTTAATAGATTGAGATTTTGCAGCTTCTCTTCTTGTGAAGACAAGTGTTAATGTTGCTGTTACGAAAGATGAACCATTCACTAAGTCAATAGTTCCATCTTCAACATAATTTGATGAGTTTCTGATGAATTCATAACCAACAGGTGTTGTGTCTAATGTAATTTCATCATAAGTCCAGTTAGAAGCAGATGCAGTTATTACGTCAACATCTTCCATATCCCATAACCAAACTTGTCTAATTCCACCAATATTATTATCACAGCTTTTTAGTATTTCAGTAATTGTTGTACAAGCCATTTTGTGTTATTATTTTTTTTTATCAAAAGGGGGTTAATTCACCCCCCTTTTTATTGTTTTTTGATTATGCGTTATAAAGAACGATTTCATTACCATTTACGTGGTAGAAACCAGCTTTCAACTCAACTCTTGTTCTAAGAACTGGCTCAGCTACTGTATCTTCAAGATTGATAGCTTTAAGAGCTTTTTGGTCATCAAGACCATCAAAGGCATAGATTAAATTATCTTTTAATGTTAATACCATTGTTTTATTTGGTAATCCTTCTTGTAAAACAATTTTTACTCCTAAGAATAAATCACCTAATGTAGTTGTAACGAAAGTCAATGTGTTACCTGCAGCAGCAGCCAATTCGTAAGCAGCATAGATATCACCTGAAACGTAAAATCTCAAAGCTGATTTTTTACTTCTTACTTGTGCTGGTAAAGCTTGATAAACTTTAGTCATCTCACCAATTACGTTAGATGAAGTGATAGATGCAGTAGCAGTAATATCAATTACTGTAGTGTCAGCTTCTAATCTTTTTAAGTGACCATCACATAAACCGATATAAGATGAAGTTGAACCTGCGTTACCTTGCCATCTGATTACAGCTAATTCTTCTCCAATCTCTTTAGCCATCTCATCCCAGTAGTAAGACATAAATGGTTGAACTTCAAAAGAAGCACCTGAACCACTTGCCATTTGATTAGCTAAGAAAGATGTTTCAATATCAAATCTACAGATTTCAGCCATTGCTGAGAAACCACATACATCGATATCTACTGCGTCTAAGTCAGCTCCTGATGCGTTGAATGAACACGTTTGTGCTTTTAATAAATCATCAAATAAAACATTTGCGATTTTTGTTGCTGTTTTAATACCAGCTAATGTTCTAAAGTTATCAACGATGTTTTCAGAGATATATGCTTTAGAATAGAATTCTTGTGGATTTGGACAAAGCAATGCGTTTGTTTCCACGTTTAAATCAAATCTTAATTTTCTAGACATTTTTAATTTTTATTTTTTTAGAAATTCAGCAACTTGTGCGAATTTTTGGTGAACCGTTAATTTTAGTTCTACTTCTTCTTGGATTTCTTCATCAACTTCACTATCTAAAGCTGATTTCAAGTCTGCGATTAATCCATAAATCTCGTCAAACTTAGGTTGTAATATTGTCATTAGTTCAGTTTCGTCGATTGCCATTCTAACTTCTTCGGTACTTGGATTTGGAGCTAGTTCAGCATTTGGCTCAACATTGATTTCCATTTCCTCATCTTTAATTCCTCCAAGAACTAATTCTTCAGTAACTTCTTTTACCTCTTCTTTAGTCTCTTCAACAGCTTCGAACTTACCATCCTTAATGATAAACATTTTACCTTCATTTTCTGGTGATAATAATTCCATATTTGTTTTTATTTTGTTTTCAGATATTTCTGATAATTTTAAACCCATAAATCCTTCAATTGAAAAACCAGTTTGACCTGATTGTACGAGTTTATTGTAATATGTTTTATCTGTGATTTGTGATGTTAACATTAAGGTTCCCTTTGGAACTTCAATACCATATGTAGTAAACGATTTATCTAATTCAGGATTATCAACTATCCAAGCCTCTAATATATATGCTGGAACCGTTATATCTTGATTATGTTCTAAATTAAATAAGTTTCTATTGTTAAGGTCTCTCATAAACTTAACAAATATATTCTCAATTTCCTGTTCTGTGAATTGAACATAGTATTCACCACCTTCATCTTTACGATAGATGTCCATTGGAATCATTGCTGGTGCAACAATTCTATATTTCTTTTCATCTACAAATTTCATATCTTTTGGTTCTTGAAGATTGAAAGCCATACCTTTTACGATAACGGCTGGTTTAGATGTAAAAGCAACTTGCTCTATACCTAACTCTTGACCATCTTCCGAATAAGAAGGGTCAATCGTAATCTTATAAACTTCTTTATTGTCTATCATATTATTATATTATATTAAGTAGTTATTTTTTACAATTTTATTCTATATTTAGTGTCTTTCTCATTGATAACATATTGAAGACTAGTATAACCTCAACATCAAATAGGTTTTTAAATTTTGTTAAATCACCAGATGATAGTCCATATAGAATAGATTCCCAAGACCATTTTGACTTTACCTTTTCTTCCATAACTTCTTTTTGGTATTGAATTAGTTCATATCCTTGTAAATCAACTTCTTCTATATCTGGTTCTTCAGTTTGGAATAGTTCTTCATAGTTTTTTAGAAATTCATTTCTCCAACTCATATATAAATTAAAATATTTCATAATATATGTGATTGGTAGTTCTAAAAATAATTCAGACCTTTCTTCAATATCATAAATATATGGTTCTTCAATTTTATTATTCCATTCATCAAGTTTATTATTCTTAAAATATATTGATGATATAATATGTAAGTTTTTAATTGGGTCATTTATATAATGTTCTATATCAATAAACTCACCCAATAATAATTTATTTAGTTTCTTTGGTTTTAATAAAAAGTCTATATCAGATATATTAGTTTTTGGTTCTGTGTCTAACCAATATAAAGTTTCTTTAATATTCAATACCTCATCAAAATCCATATTACTGATTCTATCATCATAAATATCTGTATCCAATAAAATTGCTATTCTTTCTAATAATAATTCTATATTTACTAAACCATCTAATTTTAATTCTTCTAACTCTTGATATTGTCTAAGTGTTATTGAATTCCAATTACTCGGTAGGTTTATCATACATAGTTTTTAATTTTTTAGATAATTTTGAAGCAATAAAGATTACATATGGGTAGTATAAGTCAGCACTTAATTCACCAAATATATTTTCTTTATGTTTAAGGTGTGCCTCTGTATAATGTTCTTTATTTGATAAGTCATTTCTTTTGAATATAATTGATAGAATATAACTAAAGTACTTTGATGGATTTTTAGATATTCTTTTTTCTATAAGTGATAATTCAATTGCCTTTATTGTAAATTCATCAGTATAAGATGTATAGGTATAACCATCTAACTCAATTGTTTTTATTAAATCAGTATTCATATCTTCTTTTTTACCAATCAATTCAATAACTGAAAATAACTCATCATCAGATATTGTATATAAATCATCTGATGGTATGAATAGTTCTAAATAATCAAGATATCTTTCTAATTCCAATAAATCACTATTATTCATAATTTCATTTAGTGTTTCAAATTGTTTAATTGTCATATCACTTAAATTTGTTGGTATATCATAGCCTTTTATATTTATCATAAAGTTTTTTATTTTAGTGTATATATTAAATATATTTATTCTCCGTTAAAGTATATGGTTACCTTTGGATTTATATTAAAATCTTTACCTTCATTAAGTAAACCTTCAATGGATTTTTCAATTACTGGTGTAAATAATTTTTCAACTTCATCTTTGAATAATTTTTTAGATGTAAATCTCTCTACTAATCTATAAGATTTTATATGATAGACAATATATTCTTCACACCTTATATCAATTGCTAATGAGTTACCAAATATAGAATCATAAATTTTAACACTTCTCCACAAGGCACCTGTATCATAAAGAGTTGGATTTTCATCCTTTATCATCTTCTTAAACATCTCAGTCAGTTTTTGATTTATTATCATTCTTGTGTTTATTTTTTCGAGTATATTTCTTTTTGTTACGATAGACATTAGGTCTCGTAGCCATTTTTATCTCTTCAAGAGTTACTTCTATCTGTTTCATTATAGGTCTTCTGGCTTCTCATCATACCAAGTCCACCCTTCAACAGGGTATTCGTAAGTATCTTTTAGATGTACTTCCAATGTCAATACACCATACACACCATTAGGACCATATAACCATTCTTTTTGATTATCATCCCATTTGTAAAATCCACTTGTATTTTCCATATTTTTATTTTATTTTTAAGGAGTGTAAGTCCAGTTTTTTGGAATTAATATTGCATTTATTTCTGCAGCTGTTAAGTCTATCATACCAGGATTGGCTGTTAAAGTTACATTTTGTGTTGTTAATGGTGAACCAAGACTGTTTAATAAGTCTATAATTTCCTGTCTTTGTAAAGCGCAAGCAGCAACATTTAATGATACTACTAAACCAGGCATAATTAATTTTCTTAAACTAAGACAAGTAGCGAACATTGATGTTGTGTTGGTTAAAGTTGCGCAATTTGTAAATTCCAATTCTTGTAATGAATAACAACCACTAAACATTGAGTTGGGTAGTGTCATAGAGTTCATTGTAATAGTTCCTACTTTTACTAACGAAAAACAATTTAAGAAAGTTGATTGTGCTTGTATAGCACCAGTTAAATCAATATCACCAATCTCTATTAAATTTCTACATCCATTAAACGCTGAATTAACACCTGAAGTTGTGTTAAATGTTACATTACCTAATCTTTTAAATGCAGCAGTTGAAAATATACTTGTAATAGCCTGAGCTCCACTACTCCAAACTATATCTATTTTATTAATTGGACCAATTCCAATAAATACTGAAGATGAGACTGTAGTTGCTGTAGTATCTATCAAATCAAATCCTTCGAGGTTTCTTAAATTGACAAAGTAATTAAAATGCGATGATACCGTTCCTGTTGGTTTTAATTTTTTAATAATTAAATTCTGCATTAATGGCCAAGCAGTTCTTGTTGAAAAAATGACACTATGGTCGTGACTAATAATAGATTCCAATACTTGTGGTTTTCCAGGTCTATTACCAGCAGCACCTATAGTACCACTTATAGAACCAATTAACCAACCAGTTATTGTTCCAGAGTTAAGTGTAACTGTAACTATGACTTGTTTATAATCGATACCAAGTTCATCTTGTAAAACTATTGAAGTGATTGCTGAATAATTATATCTTTTTTCTCTAATTGTATTTGAGTTAATGACATTTAATGAAGTTCCATCACCCCAATCAACTGTATAATTACAAGTGGTAGAATTATAGTTTAGTGAAAAACAATTCTCTTCATTTTCATAAACAGCGAATAAAAATGCTAACTTATTTTCAGCGGCGGTGATAGTTGGCATTGTTAACCAACCTGCTGGTCTTACCCATTTGTCTGAAGCTCCTTTTATATAATAATTTGTCATAGTCTTGTTGTATTTAGATTTATAACACCTGCTGTGTTTAAACTAACTGTTATTTTAGAACCAACCGATATTGAGTTACCAAGTGTATAAACGATATCATTAACTGCTAATGTTGTAGTTGGTGAATTTACTATTGGTGTAACCGTATCAATCTGTAAATTAAATGGTGCATAAAAATCTTGTGATAAATAATCCATCAATTCTACAGTAAAAACAGGATTAAGATATTCAGGTGACACTGGACCTGTTGCTCCTGTTGGTCCTTGAATACCTTGTGAACCAGTTGGTCCGATTGGTCCTTGAATACCCTGACTACCAGTTGGTCCGATTGGTCCTGTTGGTCCGATAGGTCCTGTTGAACCTGTTGGTCCTACTAAACCAGTACTACCTGTTGGTCCAATAGGTCCTTGAATACCTTGACTACCAGTTGGTCCTTGAATACCTTGTGAACCTGTTGGTCCGATTGGTCCTGTTGAACCAGTAGCACCTTTCTCAGCAGTTATTGAAGTAACAACAAACTTCATAAACTCTACCGTTATATCAGACGTAGTTTCTCTATTTTGAACTATGAAGAAAACTCTATCATTTGTATTTAAGTCTAAAACCGTTTGAATAGCACCAGCAGCCGGTTGGTCATTTAATTGATTAGAGTTTATATAAACCTCACTTTCACTTATTCTATCCGCATCTGGGTCAAGTGGTGTAGAATCATTAGTATTTTTTCCAATGTAGAATCCGTAAATATCACGAGCACCACCATTAAAATTAAAAGTAGTTACAATGTGAAATCTACCACCTGGACCTGTATATTTTAAAGAGTTAGTTGAAGGGTCTTTGATAAAATTATAAAGTAAACCAGTTTGCATAGTTCCAGCAACAACCTTTCTTTGATTAATTGCTGTTATGTCAGTTGCAATAGTATTATTTTTCAAATACATTACACCTACATCATTATTACCAATAGCTCCCATACCTGGAGTTCCTGTTGCTCCTGTTGGTCCTTGTGGTCCAGTAGCTCCTGTTAAACCTATCTCACCTTGTGAACCAGTTGGTCCTATTGGTCCAGCAGGTCCTGTAGGTCCGATAGGTCCAATCCATTGAGAATAAACTATATCACAATCACTTACTGAAATGATAGGTGACTCACTAAAAGGAATTTCACATACCGAATATGAATCAACATCTAATGTAATAGTCATTGACCAACCAGCCACATAGTCTAATAAATAATTATTAACTGGATTTATAGATGAGGCATCTAATACATCTATTCCTGGTAACTCACCTTCTTTTAACCATAAGTGTAGGTCATTTAGAATAAGTGCCGTTGTGTTAAGAATAGGATTGATATTAGTTCTACCTTTATTGATTATATCAACAGAGTAGAATGTAAATGTGTATTGATTTCTATCTGTAAATTCATCAGCACCAAATACGTTTGATGAAGGTACACAATATAGAACTGGGTATTCTTCTGTTTCAATTCCAAAGTTTTGCATCTGTTCTAAGAAGTCAGATTTAAATCTTTTAACCTCTAAGTGAGCTGATGAAAA